GCTGCATGTACTGACCGGCAAAGACGTAAGGGTTGGCCTTCTCCATGGCCCGCAACTGCTCGATCTTGTGCTTGGCTGGCCACAGGGGCTGACCATCTTCGGAGATCGCCGGCAGGCTCACCACCTGCCACTCTTCCCCATTGCCGCCAGCGGCCAGGAAGCCCGCCAGGTCGGCTTCGTGCAGGCGCTGCATGATCACGATGATCGGGGTGTGCTCTGGGTCGTTCTTGCGGCTCTCCACAGTGTTGCCAAACCACTCGATCACGTTCTTGCGTATGACATCGCTGTCGGCCTCGCCGGCCTTGTGCGGGTCATCGATGATGATGGCGCCACCAAAGCCTGCACGCATCTTGCCCGCACCGAAGCCCGTGATGGTGCCTCCTGAGCCTTGGGCGTAGACCACCCCGCCCTGCTGCGTGCGCCAGTCCCCTTTGGATTTACTGTCGTGACGGATTTTCAAGCCCGGGAAGATCTCCCGGTATTCATCACTCTCCACCAGCAGCTTGGCCATGAAGGCGTTGTTCACAGCCAGCGTGCTGGAGTAACTGGTGTGGATGAACTCCGCATCGGGAAAATGCCCCAGCGACCAGGCGATGAAGTTGACCACTGCCAGTTCCGTCTTGGAGTAGCGCGGCGGGATGTTGATGATCAGCCGCTTGGTCTCGCCCCGAAACACCTTGGTGAGTTCGTCACAGATCTTCTGGTGGTGCCAGTTGTGGGCCCACCGGTAGCCCTTGCGCTTGGCGAACATGTAGCGCGAGAAGAAGTACAGGTCCGCCCGTGCCTCCACCACCGCCGCCAGATGCTCGGCCGGCGATTCAGTACGCATCCACCACCTTGGCGCGCGCCTCCAGGTAAACCTCCACCGGGATGCTGGTCACCTCAATCGGATGCCCTGCGATGCCGGCATGGCCGACGTTCTCCGTGTTGGCCCCTAGTGCAAGGCGCCCCATGCGCTGCGCCACCTCGGCCGTGCCAGCCAGCGCGCGCAGGTCGGCGGCACTCAGTTTGGGCGCGTTTTCTTGCTGGGCTCCGCTGATCTGCTTGGCCACCATGGCACGCAGCGCCTTGGACAGTTGCAGGTCGCCCTGGTTGAAGGCGGCCAGTTCGCTGGGCCGCTCCTCGTTGATCAGCATCTGAGCCGCATTGCTGACTTTTGCTGAGTTTTGCTGACGCTCTGCTTCCCAGCCTTCCTTGGCCGCACGCTTCATGAGACCGGCTGCACCGACGTCAAAGCGCTGCGCCAACTCGCGCATGGACATGCCGCCGTTGACGTAGGCCAGTTTGATCGCGGTCCAGTCGGCAGCCATCAGGCGATCTTTCCGAGCAGGTCCGTGCGTGCTTCACCAAAGGCCACCATCTTGGGCATGCCTTGCAGGGTGTCGCGGGAGAAGCGGCCGAAGTCACGGGCGAAGTACGGCTCGAACGTCATGCCATCCGCCACCGCTTGCTTGTACCAGCGCCACTTGTCCAGGTTGCGAAAGCGGCAGTGGACCATCATGTGGCACTGAAAGCACAGGTGGTACTGATCGGTCTTGCCCGCAGCAAAGGGCTCGCTGTAATCCTCTGCGTGCGCATCGATGATGCCTTCCTTTTGCCCGCAGGCGTGACAGACGCAGGGGCGCTGCAGTTTGCCCGCGCGCCACTGGCTGTTGAGCCAGGCTTGTGCCTTGTTGCGCTGGGCGGGTGTGTATCCGTTGTAACTTTTCATGGAACCCTCTTGAGAAACGCCACGTTGTGGTGGAGCTTGCTCAACCGGTAGTGCGGCGACAGCAGGTCCACCTCCCCGGCCAGGGTGGCCAGCGGGTTGACCGCGGCCTTGCTGGCCACCCTTCCCTCGATGAACACCTCCTGCACTTTCAGGCGATGCAGCATCTGGGCAAAGGCCGCGCCAGCTTGCAGGTCATGCCCAAACAGTTCAGGCAAACACCTGCGCGCCAGCACCGTCTGTATCTGGTGTTGCTCTATCAGTTTTTCCAGTGGGGCCAAGTTAAAAGAGTCCACATGCATGTGCACCAGGTGGATGTCCAGTCCAGCAGCACGCGCCGCATTCAAGGAGCGTTCGTCCGCATCCACCCCCACCACATGGGCACCAAAGTAGGCCGCCACACGCGCTCCCAGCAAACCGGTGGAGCAGCACAGGTCCAGCACACGCAGTCCCCGCATGTGGCTGCTGCACAACTGGAAGATGTTGTCGTGGATGGCCGGGTAACGGTGGCTGAGTTTCCAGGCGTCCAGGTACTCGGGGGCGTTAAACCGCATGGCGCACCCCCTTGGTCTCGCGCGGATACCAGGCCTTGCTGTACTTGTAGTCCTTGATGTTCTTCATCTTGAACACCCCGTCCTGGTACAGCAGATCGATCTCATCGAGCGTGGCGCCGATGTTCTGCGCGATCTCCTGACGGTCATAGTGGTGCTCGTCCACCAGTTCCTTGACGATCACACTCATCTGCACCGCCACATGGGAGCCTTTGGCGCGATTGATGCGGATGGTCAGCAGCATCGCCTCCGGCTTGGACAGCGCCATCACCACCACGGGCACCCGTCCGGCGTAGCGCTTTTGCAGTGCCTCACTGTCTTGGGACAGGCGCCAACGGTGGAACCCATCGATCACCAGACCGTCGGGGTTGACGATGATGGGCTGGATCCAGCCGCACTTGAGGATGGAGCGCTCCAGCAACTTCAACTCCGGGGTGAACACCACGTTGGGGTTCCAGGAATTGGCGTGCAGGCTGCTGGCCAGGCGCCACTGCACCTGGTTGATGGGGTCGGCCGATGGGGTGGCGTCCTGATGGGGATCCATGGGTGTTGTCTCGCTCATGCTTGTCTCTGTTACTTGGTTTTGCCTGTCTTGCCTTTGGGAAGGATTTCGCGCTTGAAGCCCCCGCCCATGAAGGCGTTGAGCAAGTGCGCGGCGGGATAGCTGTCGGGGTAGCGGGCGGCGCGGCCCATCACGCTGTCAAAGCGCCGGATGGCCAGTTCGTACTGTTTTTCGTCCTCGATGTGCTCCTCGATCCAGGCGCGCACGCCCGCGTAGGACTGGCCATAGCGCTGCTTGATGGCTTCACGGTCCAGTTCATGCCAGTAGCGCTCATGCGCCAACATCTCGGGAAACACCCGCGTCACGCGCTGGTAGAAGTCCGGCGTGGTCTGGCGGATCAGGTCAAAGCGCTTTGCACTCTCCGCGTGCAGCGGGGTGGACACGCGCAGGCCATTGCCCGCCCACATCTGCATGTCGTAGATCTGGCAGTAGGCGATCTCGCGGTCGTAGAAGTAACGAAACACATCGTCCTCCTCCCAATCAAAGATCGGCTTGCACAGCATGACGTTCTTGATGGAGGGGTCGCTGACCGCGTTGATGTAGTTCTCGTTGAGCTTGTTGACGCAGGCGCGAAACCGCATGATCGATTCGCTGGAACGGATGCCGGTCAGGAAAGCGATCTTGCCGCGGTAGAACTGCGCGGTGAAGCTGTCCATGCTGTACTGGTCAAAGGTTCGCGCATCGCCATCGGGCAGGCTGTACGCCCACTCCGGTTTGGCCCGCACCCACTCGCGCGCCGGGTCCCACTGCACGTAGCTGTGGCACACCCCCAGGATGTACTTGGTGGACTTGAGCGGCACGGTGAACCACAGCATGCGGATCCAGGGCTCTTGCCGGTACTTGTCCACGAAGTCGATCACCTCATCGGGGATCAGCTCCTCATCCCGAAACACCACGTCCAGCGGCCGGGTGATGCCCCGCTCCTGCATGACCTCATGGCACAGGTGCAGCACCACCAGGGAATCCTTGCCCCCAGAGAACATCACAGCCACGGTGTCAAAGACGTCAAAGATGTGGTGCAGGCGCATTTTGGCCTCCGTGAGCACATCCGTCTCGATGTATTGCTTAACTCGTGCCAAGGCTGTTGTCCTCGATGAACTGGGCCAAGCGTGCGCCCAGGGTCTCCGTGTCCGGGTAGCTGTCCTTGAGGTAGCGCACGAACTGGAACCAGCGCTCCTGCTGGGGCTCATCATCAAAGACGATGTTGAACTGCACGACAAAGTTCAGCGGCTTGTCCTCCACCAACTCATCGGCCGGGTCCTCGAACATCAGCCCCGAGAGCTCGTCCCCGCTGAAGCCCGTGAGCGACAGGTCGAAATTGAGTTCCGCCAACGCGTGCAACTCCAGCTTGAGCAGCTCCTCGTCCCAACCGGCGTTGAGCGCGTGCTTGTTGTCGGCCAGGATGTAGGCGCGCTTTTGTGCCTCGCTCAGGTGCGCCAACTCAATCACCGGCACCTCTCCCATCTCCAGCTTTTTGGCAGCCATCAGGCGGCCGTGGCCTGCGATCACATTGCCCGCGCCGTCCACCAGGATTGGGTTGGTCCAGCCAAACTCCTGGATGCTGGCGGCAATCTGCGCCACCTGCTCCTCGCTGTGCGTTCGTGCATTGCGTGCATAAGGCAGCAATGCATCCACGGAGTGCATCTGTACTTTTAACTTCGTAGTCATATCAAATCAGTCACGTATCGGTGCGAATAGTAACGCTATCACTTTGATAGTCAATACCTATTAACTGTCGCACGGATCAAATTTGATTTCCATGCAATAGCGAAATTGATTCTGAGGGATAAGTGCGAGCAATTTGGTGTGTTTACACACTCTCACCAGACGAAGTTGTTTTTAAACTACCCATTTAATGCTATCAGTTGGCTAGCTTTTATCAGTGAAGCGTGTACAGTAGACCTTAAGCCCAACACGCAAAGCACCACCGCAATGAACTACCAACCAGACAGCATTACTGCACCG